ACTGTTGCAGCTGATGATGTATTAATGGCAGTAGATACCTCTGGTGGTGGTCTTAAAAAAATTACAAGATCAGCTTTAGTTTCAGGATTAGCATCTGGTACTATGAGCGATATTGTAGATGATACATCTCCACAGTTAGGTGCAAATTTAGATACTAATAGTTTTAACATAGCTTTTGATGATGCTCATGGTATTAATGATGAAAATGGTAATGAACAAATTATATTTCAAACAACCAGTTCAGCAGTTAATCAATTTGATATAACAAATGCAGCTACAGGAAACGCTCCTGAAATATCAGCAACTGGAGGAGATACAAATATTGATCTTAAATTAACTCCAAAAGGATCTGGTCAAGTTGTTATTGATGGTAATGTTGGTATTGATACAGGAGTTATTGATCTTAAAAATGGTGGGTCACAATCTGTTGTAAGATTTTATTGTGAGTCTTCAAATGCTCACTATGCACAAATTCAAGCCCCTGCGCACTCAGATTTTTCTGGTAACGTAACTTTAACTTTACCTGCCTCAACTGACACAATTGCAGGTATTGCAGCTACACAAACATTAACAAACAAAACTTTAACTACACCTGTAATCGCAGAAATAGACTCAGGTTCTACTATTACACTTGATGCAACAACAGATATTACTTTAGATGCAGATGGTGGAGATATATTTTTTAAAGATGGAGGAACTACTTTTGGTAGTGCTACAAATACAAGTGGAAATTTAATAATTAAATCAGGTACAACTACAGCAGCTACATTTAGTGGTGCAAACGTTACTTTTGCAGGAACAATAACCGGTGGAGGAGTTCTTACTACAGGTGGTAATGTTGTAATTCCAGATGCTGGAAACATTGGATCAGCTTCAGATACAGATGCAATAGCAATAGCATCAAATGGTGTTGTGACATTTTCACAAACACCTGTACTTTCTGGTGCAAGTATAAGCGCAGGAACAGCTCCTTTAACAGCATTAGACATAGATGGAGCAACAGATATTGGAGAAGCTATTGTAGATGCTGATTTATTTATAGTAGATAATGGAGCAGGTGGAACTAACAGAAAAGTAGCTGCTTCAAGGTTAATAACATATGTAGATGCAAATTCTAGCGCTGCAACAACAGGAAAAGCTATTGCAATGGCAATCGTATTCGGATAAAAGGAGAATAATATGGCAACACCAAATATAGTAAACGTAGCAACAATCAACGCAGTTAATTCAACTGCTTTATTAGATGGTACATCAAGAACAACTGCAATAGACGTTGCAGCTGAGAAAGTAGCAAAAGTAAATACAATACTTGTTGCAAACGTTGATGGAACAAATGCTGCAGACATAACAATTGAAGTTAGTGTGGATAATGGTTCTAATTTTGTTAAAATTGCAAATACAATTTCTGTTCCAGCAGATGCAACTTTAAGTTTTTTAGAAAATCCAATTTATTTAGACGAAACAGATTTGTTATATTTTACAGCTAGTGCTGCAAATGATTTAACTTATTTCGTATCTTATGAGTTGTTGAACGATTAGGAGGTTTAATTTATGGCTGGAAATGGCGGTATAATTGGACCTTGTAATGCTGTAAAAGCAGCTAAGTGCGTTTCAGCAAGTCAAACGGTAGTAACATCAACCAGTAATTTTACTTTTACAGATAATGATTATGGTCAATCTAGACCAGCTCAAGTATTAATTGTTGCTGGTGGAGGCGGTGGTGGCTGCGCTGGAAGAAATGGAGCTGGAGGAGCTGGTGGATTAAGAAATTTATCTCTTACAGTTCCTGCGGCAATATCAAGAAATCCATCCCAAGTAGTTGTTGGTGGCGGTGGATCTGGACCAGGAAGTTCTTGTGGAGTAGATTCAAGTGCATTTTGTCAATCCGCTACTGGTGGAGGATCACAAGTTGGTGGAACTGCTAGAACAGGTGGATCTGGTGCAGGAGGTTGTCATAACAATTCTTCTGGAGCAGCAGGTAATGAAGGATGTTATTCACCATCAGAAGGAAACGCTGGTGGAAATGGAGTATTTGATCAATGTTATTCTTACGCTGGTGGTGGCGGAGGAGGTTCTGGTGGAGCTGGAGCCAATGGTACAAAAACATCTAACACAGCTGGTACAGCTTGCGGAGGAAATGGTGGACCAGGAACTGATGTTTCTCCAACTTTTCCAGGAGCACCTAATTCAGGAGTATATGCTGGCGGTGGAGGAGGTGGAGTTTTTTCACCATCATCACCTTATGGTACAGTAGGAGCAGCAGGACCTGGTGGTGGAGGTGCTGGAAGTAATGGCCCAGCAACAGGAGCAAATGGAACAGCTAACACTGGCGGAGGTGGCGGTGGTGGCGGTACTTTAGGCGGATCAGGAATTGTAATAATAAAACAAAACGCAGTAAGTTTAAAAGCTATTGCACCTGGTTCGTGGAATATTCACGATCATTTTTCAAATGTTAAATGTTCTACTTGGATAACTAGAACAGAATCAATAGATTACATGGTAGTTGCTGGTGGTGGCGGTGGTGGTGCATTTTGTGGTGGTGGTGGAGGAGCAGGAGGTTATCGTGCATCAGGTTTCGGACCAAGTCCATTAAGAGGATCAGCATTAAATTTAGGATTAGGAAGTTATTCAGTTACAGTTGGAGGTGGTGGTGCAGCTACTGGTCAAAATTCACCTGATTGTGGTGGTACCCCAGGTTCAAATTCAGTTTTAAATACTATAACATCAACTGGTGGTGGAGGTGGTGGAGAAGACCAAACTCCTGCTGGTAAAGATGGAGGATCTGGTGGTGGTGGTGGTGGCCAAGCTACAGCTGGTGGATCAGCTAGACCTGGAGGTTCTGGTAATACTCCTCCAACAAGTCCAGCTCAAGGAAATGATGGTGGAACTGGTTCAGTAAGAAGTTCACCTTTTCCAACAAATGATGAAGCTGGCGGTGGAGGTGGTGGTGCTACAGCTGTCGGGGCAAATGCTAGTGGTGGAACTGGTGGTAATGGAGGTGCAGGAGCACCAAATAATATTTTAGGTTCAGCAACAACATATGCTGGCGGTGGTGGTGGTGGAAGTGCTGATAATCCTGGAGGATCAGGTGGAGCTGGTGGTGGAGGAGCAGGAGGAGATGATCCTTCTAATGCAGGAGTTGCTGGTACAGATAACACTGGAGGTGGTGGAGGTGGAGCTGGAGGAAATGCTCACCCAAGATTATCAGGAGCAGGTGGTCCAGGTATTGTTGTAGCACGAGCACCATCAACGGCAGGAATTTTTTTTACAACATGTAGTGCGTGTGCTCCAGTTAAATCAACTGATGGAATAAATACAATAGCAGAATTTAAAGCATCAACTAATTTAAATATTAAAGACACAGGATGTGGTGTAGCATTTGATTATTTAGTGGTAGCTGGAGGTGGTTCTGGTGGAACAAACAATGCTGGAGGTGGTGGAGCTGGTGGATACAGATCATCTTTTCCAGGTGGAACAAAATTATTTTTAATGCCAGGATCAAATACAGTTACAATTGGTGCTGGTGGAGCATCAGCACCAGCAACTTGTGGTGAACCAGGTAATAATGGAAATAATTCATCAATTGGATATGTACATGCAGTAGGTGGTGGTGGAGGTGGTGGAAGAGACACTAACAACGCTAAAACTGGTGGTTCTGGTGGTGGAGGATCAGGAACATCTAGTTCTTCTGGAGCAAGCGGGTGTGCAGTATTTACTTCTCCAGTTTTACCTGCAAAACAAGGTAATGAAGGTGGAGATGGTGGTGGAAGTCCTACTACTGCAGGCGGAGGAGGTGGTGGAGCTAATGCTGCAGGTGGAGATGGAAATAGTAATCCAGGAGGAAAAAATGGTGGAGATGGCGGTGCAGGATTAGCAAATACAATTACAGGCTCATCTGTAACTTACTCTGGTGGTGGAGGAGGTGGTACAGCTGCTTCTGGAACTGGAGGTTGTGGAGGATCTGGTGGTGGAGGAGATGGAGTGGATTATCCTTCAGCTAATGTTCCAGATTCTGTAGGAACAGCCAATACTGGTGGTGGCGGCGGTGGTGGTAGTAGAGGTGGACCTGTTTATGTTGGAGGTGCAGGTGGATCAGGAATTATAGTATTAAGAATAGCAACAGCTTGCAAACCTGCAAGTTTTGCAGCAGCACCTGGATGTGTTTCCTGTGTTTCTACTACAGGAAGCTGTACAGTGGTTAAATTTACAGGATCAGGGACATTGACTTTATAGTCTTTAAATAATATAAATTAACTTTTAAGGAGAAAACAATATGGCACATTTTGCAGAATTAGAATCAAAAACCGATCCAACAGGTTTTACATCTGATACACATTTAGTTGTAAAAAGAGTAGTAGTGGTTGGAAACGATTGTGTACCTTCAGACGAACATGTTGATGGTGAAACATGGTGTATAAACTTTTTTAAAGGTGGAACATGGAAACAAACTTCTTATAATAATAATTTTAGAAAGCAATATGCAGGTATTGGAATGAGATATGATTCATCTAAAAATAAATTTATAGCACGACAACCTTATAAATCTTGGTCTTTAGATGGTAGTGACGATTGGCAAGCACCAATAACATATCCATCAGTAACTGATGATGGTGAAGAAACACCTTCATGGGTTTATTTAATTTCATGGAACGAAACAAAATATCAGGCAGACAACACTAAAGGTTGGGAAGCCACTAAATCAAACGACACTTCAGATCCAAAAACAGTTTACAATTGGAATGGTTCAGCTTGGGTGTCCGCATAGGAGACTTAAATGGCCAGAACTAACGGCGGATTAATAGGAACAAGTCTTGTACCTTCAATATCTGCAGGTGGGGACACTGTTACTTCTTTTACAGCAGACGGTAACGTAACATTAGAATCAGGAACTAGACTTGTTGACTACATAGTAGTTGCTGGTGGCGGTGGCGGTGGCGGAGGTTATGGTGGCGGCGGTGGCGCAGGAGGTTTTAGAAGTGGATCAAGTGTCCCTGTTTCTGGAAGCATTACTCTTACTGCTGTCGTAGGCGGTGGTGGTGCAGCATCTTCAGGTAGTTATCACGCTGGTGGTGCAGGTGGTACAGGTACAAATAGTAGTTTAACAGGTGCACCAACTATATGCTCTGTCACTAGTAATGGTGGAGGAGGTGGTGGAACATGGAATGATGCAGCCGATGGAGTTAATGGTGGATCAGGTGGAGGTGCTTCTTTAGCTGGTAATTGTGGAGGTTCAGGTAATACTCCTCCTGTAAGTCCTTCTCAAGGAAATCCAGGTGGAGATAGTCAACCTGACGCTGGTGGAGGTGCGGATAATACAGGCGGTGGTGGCGGTGCTAGTGCTGCTGGTGCTGATGGTTGTGGGCCTAATGGTATAGGAGGTGTTGGTGGAGCTGGAGCTCCTTCAACAATAACAGGTTCAGATGTAACTTACGCTGGTGGTGGAGGAGGAATGGGTAACTCTGGAAATAGATCTGGCGGTGCTGGTGGAGGTGGTGCTGGTGCTAAATGTGGAGCTGGTACAAATGGAACTGCCAACACAGGCGGTGGCGGAGGTGGATCAGGCGTTGGTCATTCTGGTGGAGCCACAGGTGGATCAGGAATTGTTATTGTAAAACAATTAAACAAAGCTCCTGGAATGTGGAATTTAAAAACACATTATAAACAAAAAAGAGCAAACCTCTGGACTTTTTAGTATAAATAAGTATATTATTTTTATTGTGGTAAAAGAAAGAATATGCAATTAACAAATTATTATTGGTTTTTTAAATCAGCAATACCTTTACGTATATGTGATGATATTGTTCGTTACGGAAAACAATTACAGGATCAAATGGCAGTGACGGGTGGTTTTGGTAATCAAAAATTAAATCAAAAACAAGTTAAAAATTTAAAAAAGAAAAGAAATTCAGATATTGTTTGGATGAATGATAGATGGATATATAACGAAATACAACCCTATATTCATCAAGCAAATGCAAACGCTGGTTGGAATTTTCAATGGGATTTTTCTGAATCTTGTCAATTTACAAAATATACCAAAGGTCAATTTTATGATTGGCATTGTGATGGTTGGGATCAACCTTATATGCGAGAAGGTAATGATCCATCAAACGGTAAAATAAGGAAACTATCTGTTACAGTTACTTTATCAGATCCAAAAGATTATAAAGGTGGTGAATTAGAATTTGATTTTAGAAATCAAGATCCTGATAAAAAACCCAACATTAGAAAGTGTACAGAAATATTACCTAAAGGATCTTTAGTAGTATTTCCTGGTTTTGTTTGGCATAGAGTATGTCCAGTTAAAAAAGGAACAAGACATAGTTTAGTAATATGGAATTTAGGATGGCCTTATAAATGAATTTTCCAAAAAAATTAAATTTAGAACAATATTTTTCATCTCCTATATGGTGGGCGGATGAACCTAAGTTTGTTAAAAAGTTAAATAAAGCATCTGATAAATATATAAAAGAAGCACAAAAAAGATTAAAACCAGATATATATAAACGTAATAAAAAATTTGGTAATAAAGGAGATATGGGTCACGTTTTTCATTCAACATCTTTAATTAATGATCCTAAATTTAAAGAATTACAAACCTATGTAGGTGCAACATCTAACAATTTATTAATTGAAATGGGTTTTGATTTAACTAATTACACTGTATTTATTACAGAAATGTGGGTACAAGAATTTGCAAAACAAGGTGGGGGACACCACACATTACACACTCATTGGAATGGTCACATGTCTGGTTTTTATTTTTTAAAAGCTAGTGAAAAAACATCTATGCCATTATTTGAAGATCCAAGACCAGGTAATGTTATGAACCTTTTACCAGAAAAAGATAAAACAAAAATTACTTATGCCACATCTCAAATAAATTATAAAGTACAACCAGGTAGATTAATGTTTTTTCCATCTTACATGCCACATCAATATATGGTAGATATAGGATATGAACCATTTAGATTCATACATTGGAATTGTCAAGCTATACCGAATGGTGTTTTAAATGCAAAATAAAGATATGAAAAAAGCAGTTATTAAAACTTTATTAGAGTCTTCTCCATTAAAAACCAAGCCAAATTTTATAGATAATTTTATAAAATCTAAAATGCAACTGAAAGGAAAAAATGTCATTAAAAGAATCGGCGTTCCAAAAAAATAAAAATTTTATAGGAATATATGACGACGTAGTTTCTGTAGATTATTGTAAAAAAGTTATTGAACATTTTGAAAATGTAGAAACAGTTCATCGATTAGAAGATGAATATAGTTCCTCTTTAAAACGAGACAATGAAATATATTTTATTAACAATTGGAATAAAGACAACTCTATAATTATATCTGCTAATGGGATAATTTTAAAAAGTTTTGTAGAGGCTCTTTCAAAAACTTTAGAAAAATACAAAAAAGAATATCCAGTATTAATAGACGGTGTTGGTAGATATGATATTAATAATGATATAAAAATACAAAGAACTTTACCTGGCGAAGGTTATCATGTGTGGCATTGTGAAAATAGTAATTTAAAAGATTCACGAAGAATGATTTTAGTTTTTATGTATTTAAACGATTGTGAAGAAGGTGGAGAAACAGAATTTTTATACCAACATGAAAGAGTAAAACCAAAAACAGGTAGAATGGTTTTAGCTCCTGCTTCTTGGACTCATTTTCATAGAGGTAATCCTCCTTTAAAAAATGCTAAATATATGATTAACGGATGGTTAGAGTATTACGAATGAGTTTTAAAAAAAATAAATACAGTGTATTAAAAAATGTTATATCAAAAGAAATGGCAGATTTTTGTTTTGCTTATTTTTTAAACAAAAGAAAAGTTGCTAGATTTTTATTTGATCAAAAATACATATCTCCTTTTACAGAATACTGGGGTGTATGGAATGATGAACAAGTACCTAATACTTATTCACATTATAGTGACTTGGTTATGGAAACTTTATTACAAAAAGTAAAACCTATTATGGAAAAACACACTAATTTAAAATTATCTCCCACTTATTCTTATGCAAGAATATATAAAAAAGGAGATGTATTAGTTAGACACAAGGATAGATATTCTTGTGAAATATCTACTACATTAAATCTTGGAGGTGATTCATGGCCTATTTATTTAGATCCAACAGGTAAAAAAGGTCAAGCAGGAATTAAAGTAGATTTAAAGCCAGGAGATATGTTAATATATTCAGGATGTGATTTAGAACATTGGCGAGAAGAATTTAAAGGTGACAACTGTAGTCAAGTATTTTTACATTATAACAAAGCTAACTCTAAAACAGCCAAGGAAAATGAGTTTGACAAACGTCCATTTTTAGGCTTGCCTGCATGGTATAAAGGCTTTAAATTACCTAAATAATATAGTAGAATAATATTCTGGCGGGAGATTCCACCACACCATCTCCTGCCTGAATATTATAGGTTTTTTATGTTACAAAAAGTAAAATTTGCACCTGGATTTAATAAACAAGTTACCGATACAGGTGGTGAAAATCAATGGGTCGGAGGAGACAACGTTCGATTTAGATACGGCACGCCTGAAAAAATAGGTGGCTGGGCACAATTAGGATCTGTTGAATTAACTGGTCGTAATACAGCTATTCATCATTTTGTAAATGCATCAGGTATTAAATATGCAGCATTAGGAACTAGCAGTATTTTATATGCATACTCGGGTGGTATTTTTTATGACATTCACCCAATTAAAACTACAACAACTTTAACATCAGCTTTTAGCACAACTAATGGATCTGCGACTGTAACTATAACTTTTGCATCAGCACATAATATGAATAAAGGTGATATTATATTATGTGATAATTTTTCAAGTATTACTAATTCTAATTTTGGATCTGGAGATTTTGACGATACAAAATTTATGGTAGCATCAATACCAACAGATACTACATTAACTATAACTATGTCATCTAATGAATCTGGATCAGGTGCATCTACATCTGGTGGTATTAGGGTTAGACATTATTATCCTGTTGGACCAGCAGTTGAAACTGCAACAACAGGTTGGGGCCTTGGATCATGGGGTGGTCAAGCTCAAGGACAATTTACATCAACACTATCATCTGGAATTAATGCAAGTGTAACATCATTAACAATGGCAAGTTCAACATCTTTTCCATCATCAGGTACAGTGCAGATTGGAACAGAATTAATTACGTACACTGGAAACAGTGGTGGAACTTTAACAGGTTTAACTAGAGGTGCAAATGGTACAACAGCTGCAACACACTCTTCAGGTGCAACAGTAACCGATGCATCAAACTTTTTTGCATGGAATGCTGCAGCATCAGGAGATATCGTAACAGCGCCAGGTTTATGGTCACTAGATAATTTTGGTAATAAACTTATTGCAACTATATTTGGCGGTGAAACATTTGAATGGGATTCTGATCCTACAGGTGCAACATCAACTAGAGCAACCATACTTGCAAATGCACCAACTGCATCTTCATTTAGTTTAGTATCAGCACCGGACAGACACTTAATATTTTTTGGAACAGAAACAACCGTTGGTACATCAGGTACAAGAGATGAAATGTTTATAAGATTTTCTGATCAAGAAAATATTAATGGCAGTGATGCTTATGCCCCTAGTGCAACTAATACTGCAGGAACTCAAAGGATTGCAGACGGATCTAAAATTGTAGGAGCTATTAGAGGTCGTGATGCAATTTATGTTTGGACCGATACTGCATTGTTTATTATGCGATTTGTAGGTTCACCTTTTACTTTTTCTTTTCAACAAGTTGGTACAAACTGTGGATTGATAGGTAAAAATGCAGCTGTAGAAGTTGATGGTTCTGCATATTGGATGTCAGAAAATGGTTTCTTTAGATATACTGGTAAACTAGAATCATTACCATGTTTAGTTGAGGATTTTGTTTATGATGATATTAATACTATTCCTAAACAACACGTTAATGCTGGATTAAATAATTTGTTCGGAGAGGTAATGTGGTTTTATCCTAGTTCTGCATCTAACACAGTTAATAGAATGGTGTGTTATAATTATTTAGATTCAACACCGGATAGACCAGTTTGGACTACAGGAACATTAGCAAGATCCGCATGGCAAGATTCTGCTATATTTGGTAAACCTCATGCAACAGAATATGACACAAGTTCTAATGGAACTTCTGGTTCTTCAACTTTTGTTCAAGGAAACCTTGACGGTGTTAGTTATTACTATGAACATGAAAAAGGATTAGATCAAATAAGAGAAGGTGCAACTTCATCCATTACTGCAAATATTGAATCTGGAGATTTTGATATAGGTCAACAAGGATTACAGGGTGACGGTGAATTTATAATGAAGATAAGAAGAGTATTACCAGATTTTTTAGCACAAACAGGAGATACTAGAGTTACATTAAATTTAAGAGATTTTCCAAATGACTCAGAAGTTAGTTCGTCGTTGGGTCCATTTACAATAACATCTAGTACACAAAAAATAGATACACGTGCTAGAGCAAGATCGATATCATTAAAAATAGATAACACAAGCACTAGTCAGTTTTGGAAAGTTGGAACTTTTAGAATTGATTATCAACCAGATGGGAGAAGATAATGGCAAGAATAGTACAATCATTAACACAGCCTTTAGAAGATTACGATCAACAAATACAACAATCTTTTGTTAGAGATGTTGATAGTATTGTTCAAAAATTAAACACTTCTTTTCAACAAGATTTAAAAGAAGAAGCAGAGGCGGAGGCTTTTTACTTTGGCTAATACATTTGTAAATAAAAAAGTAGATTTAACTAGTACGTCAGCTACGACATTGTATACTGTGCCATCAGCTACAACTGCTGTAATTAAATCTATATTAGTATCAGAAGACTCTGGTAATGCAGATACTATAACTGTAACTATTACAGATACAGCTGATGCTATATTTAGTTTATTTAAAACTAAATCAATATCTGCTAATGCAACCACGGAACTATTATCAGCTCCTCTTGTATTACAAGAAAGCGAAGTATTAAAAGTAACTGCAGCAACCGCAAATAGGCTACATGTAGTCTTATCTGCGCTACAAATTAAGCCTAGAGAAGTAACATCCTAGCCTTGATTTACTTGTAAAAAACAAGTAATAATGTAAATTCAGGTGCAATTCCTGCCTATATAATATATTAACTAAAACATAAATATGATAAACAGATCGATGCAACCACGACAGATGTATGGGCTAGGTAGTCTAGTCAAGAAAGCTGTTAAAGGTGTAAAAAATATTATTAAAAGTCCTGTAGGTAAAGCTGCGATATTAGGTGTTGCAGGTTTTGGTATACCTGGAACAAGTTTTGGTGGTCTATTTGGCAGAGCTGGACTTGGTGGAGCAGCTAAAGGTTTATTAGGTAATTTTGGTTTAGCTCAAACTTTAGGAATGACAGGAATGTCTCCTGAAGCAATGGGTGGAAAAAGTCCCGGTATTCTTAGTGCTTTACAAAGAGGTTTTGGTGGCATGAGCACTGCAGCAAAAGCTTTTTTAGGAGGTGGTGCAGCTTTAACATTATCTGATATGTTTCCTAAAAAAGAAGGAGAGGACGATGATACTTACGCAGAGCGTCTTAAAAGGCTTGAACCTTTAATGGATAGGTATTATAAGAATGTAAACCCAAATGCTTCTGCAGATGAAGTAAAAGATTTTATTCTAAAAAATACACAAGAATATAAAGCAATGGGTGGTAGAGTCGGTTATAGATTTGGGGGAGACACTATGGAAAAAGAAGGAATTAAAAGTTTAGAAGCAGGAGCGCCAGATGTAACATACAGAGGCGACATGAGACTAGCATCAGAATCAGGACCAGAAGAATTTGAAATGGATTTAATGAGTGAGTTAATCCAAGCTTTTGAAGAAGCAAAAAAACAAGGTTTCCGAGGAGACTTTAAATCATTTTTAGATATGTATATGAGTGACAGTGTTAGAGCACCAGAAGGCATTATGCAAGAAGCACCGACGCAGATGATGGCTAACGGTGGTAGAATAGGTTTAATGGAAGGTGCAACGCCTTTAGAAGAAGACGACGAAGAAGATTCTTACAGAGCAGGTGTTCTACAAGCTATGAGTAGAAGAAAAGTTATGGGTGGTGGTATAATGGATATGCCTATGGGTGAAATGAGAATAAATGAAGGTGGTGTTATGGAAAGAGACTACAGAGACAAAGGTGGTTTTGTTCCAGTTGGTATAAAAGAAAAAGCAGATGACGTTCCAGCAATGTTATCTAAAAATGAATTTGTTATGACTGCAGACGCTGTAAGAGGCGCAGGAAATGGTAGCATAGAAAAAGGTGCACAAAGAATGTACGATTTAATGAAACAAAATGAACGTAAAGTAGTATAATGGTTACAGAAACAAGAACATTACCCGCAGAATTTATAGAAGCATTAGGTAAAACATATGCTGACACGCTTACAAAAACAGTTGGTACTCCTGTTACAACAACAGATGTATCTGCTCAATTAGTAAAAGGTGAGCTAGACGCAGATAGAGTTGCAAGAGGACTTAAACCTGAAACAGATGCAGAATTTGCTGCAAGGCAAGCAGGTGCAAAACAAACAGCTAGAGAATTTGATATTAGAAAAGCACAAATGGCTGGCCTTGCGCCAACCGTTGCTGGAATGGATCAATTACAAAAAGATGCCATTACAAAAGCAACAGGTGCAACAGGTCTTGGAGCTTATCAACAATATTTAACAGGTGCGGGCACAGCTGCAGGTCAAGCAGCCACAACTTTAGGAGGAATTCCTTCTTTTATTACGGCAGCAGGCACAGGATTAGGTCAAGCCGGAACCACATTAGCTGGAGCGGCAGGACTTACAGGAACAGGAGCAGGAACAGGAGCGGGATCTCTTGCATCTTATATGTCACCGTATCAAACACAAGTTATTGATACAACTCTTGCAGAATTTGATAGACAAAAAAAGATACAAGAACAAGCAATTGCGCAATCAGCTTTACGAGCAGGTGCATTTGGTGGCGGACGTGAAGGTGTACAACTAGCTGAGTTTCAAGCAGCAAGTGACAGGAATCGTGCAGCAACACAAGCACAATTATTACAAGCTGGTTATGGCCAAGCACAAGCTGCAAGACAAGCAGATTTACAAAATAGAGCTGGACTTGCATCACAACAAGCAGCATTAGCACAAGGTCAATTAGGTCTTGGCGCTGCACAACAAGGATTAGCTCAATCACAATTAGCACAAGGTGCATTTCAACAAGGGCTTGGTGGTTTTGCACAACAAGCAGCTCAACAAGAAATTGCAGGTCTTGGTGCATTAGGTAGTGTTAGACAAGCACAAGCGCAGGCAGAAGCAGATGCAACTAGACAAGCTGCTCAAATGGCAGCATATGAACCAATGCAAAGAACACAACAATTTGGAACAGGAGTTACAGGATTGATGGGTGGATATCCAGGATCAGTTAGTTATGCTCCAGACGCACCGCAAGCAAGTCCATTATCAAGTGCATTACAAATAGGAACTGGACTAGCAAGTATTTACGGAAACGTTTTTAGATAGGAAAATTATGAGAACTTTAAAAAGACCAATGTTTAGAATAGGAGGCAAGGCCGAAGTAGGTAATGAAGGTATCATGAGTGGTTTGGTTGACAGAGAAGAACTACAAGCTGGTACTGCTTTACAAAAATTTCAAAGCATTGGAGACATACAAGAAATAATGCCTTATAATATGAGTGGTGCAGAAATTAAAGATATGTATAATTTTGATTTTCCTATAAATCTTAAATCAACTTTTATTGCTGAAAATCCAAAGCCACAAAATATTAAAACAACATCTGAAGGAGATATATTTTATACAGGAAGTGGTAAACCAGAATTTAAGAAAAAACCCGATAAATTTTATCCTGGACAAGAAGATCCTCAAGGTTCTCAAGATGAAATAGTAGATTTAACTACAGGTGAAGTTAAAGAATTATTAAAACCAAAAGTTAAAGACGGTGACACATCAACAATAGGGGGAGGAGACAAAGACACTGGCTCTAATAATGTAACCCAAGCTGAAAAAAATGCAATTCTTAATGCTAGAGCAAGAGAATTTGAAGAACTATTAAACCCTGGTGCTAGAAAAAGAGTTATCAACAATGCTTGGGCAAGGGCTAGTGAACAGTTTGGTAAGTCTACTGGTAACACTATGCAAGATATAGCAAATGCTATTACTGCAGCAGCTGGTGCAACAGGTGAGATGGACAAAACAAAACAAAAAGCAGCAGAGCTTGCAATAGGTGAGAGCATACAAAAAGGTATTGCTAAAGAAAAAGCAGCAACAACTAGACCTAATGCAACTCAATCTTTAATTAATTTTTACAGAGAAGCAGGTTTAGATGATAAAGAGATTGCAAACAAAATTAGTAAAACATCTGAGTCTGAATTAGATTATATTAGAGCTTATCCTGTAGCATCTCAAGGAAAAGCAGCGTACGTATCAAACGTTGAAAGTAAAAATATAAAAGATTTTGGCGGTGTTTTATCAAACGATAAAAAACAAAGAGAAGAAGAATTAAAAACACTAGATCCAAATAAAATTTATTATGATTCTGCAAGAGATGCTTATGTTAAAATTAAAATTTCTGAAGGAAAAGCAACTACTCAAATAGTTACAAAAAGATAGGAGAGTTAAATGGCTTCGGCAGAAGAAATAAACAAACTCTTCGCACAAAGTAAAGAAGACGAACGAGCATTTAATCCACGTAGACTAGAAGATGTTGAAGACTACAGCGATATAAGCGTATTACAATCTATGCTTGCTGGTGTAGGTTCTGGTCTTATACAAATTCCAAAAGGTATCATGTCACTAGGTGCAAGTCTCATGGATCTAGGAGCTGGTACAAACAAAGCAGCAGAAATAGAAAAATACTTTGATGATCTTACAACATTGGATGAACAAGCAGAAGCAACAACTGCTGGTAAAATTACAGAAACATTAGTTAACATAGGTTTTCCTGCTGTAGGTGCGTACTCTGCAGGTGCAAACCTTGCAGCTAAAGCATTTCAAGCTGGTAGAGCTGGTAAATATTTTAAACTAACAGAACCTAATTTAGTTAAAGGTGCTAAACAAGCAACTAAATTAAATGCTAGAGGTAAGACTGCACAATTTGTTGTTGGGTCCGCTGCATCTGGTATAGCTGAAGGTGTGTTTATTGGTGATGTAGAACAAGTTGGAACGTTTGGAGATCTGTTAGGTGGACCAACAGAAATAGAAAGAAGCGATGATTATGATCCAACTGTAGAATTAATTAACAGAGTTAAGTTTGGTACTGAAGGTGCTTTATTTAGTGGTATACTAGGTGGTGTTGGTAAAGTAATTAAGAATCTAGCAACAAGAGGTGCTAAGAATAGATTTTCAAATAGTAAAATAGATCAAACTTTAGATAAGATTGCATCGTTTGCAAGAGCAAGAGGTGGCAAGACACAAGAATTTTTTGATCTTGAAAGAAGACAAATTGGTTTAAGAGCACAAGATATACAGCTTGCAAAACAAACAGCTAGAAATTTAGATAAAAAAATAGATGCAATATTTCCTGCGTGGAAAACTATCTCTGATAGAAGTCCATTATATAAAGATAGAAAAGAAGTATTAGAGGAAATGAATGATGTTTTACTTTCTGGTAAACCTAACATTAATAAAGCAGGTAATGTTAAATTTGGTGATGTAGATGCAAGTAAAAAAGCAAAACTTATAAAAAAATTAAGAGGTGTTATTGGAGACGATCCAGATAAATTAAAAAACATTGATGATATATTTGACAACATTACAGCTATTAGAACTGGTTGGGGTGAAATGTTTAGTGCTTTAGGTACAAGAATTACTGGTAAACAATTAAAAGAATTTCAAGGTTTATTTGGTAATAAATTTAAAGATTGGTTAGGACAAACTTATGATGTGTATCAAAATAGATCTTTAATACCTTTTTTTAATTGGAAACCTGCAAGAGAAGCAGTTGAAGCTACTAAAAAAATGTTTATTGAACAAGCTAAAAGAAATGGTGTTAAATTAACTGATGGTGAAGCAGAGTTATATGTTGAAAGACTAGTTAAGTCTGCACAAAAACAAGGTTTACCAAAAGGTTTAAAATTAGACAAAGAAGCTTCTCCATTATTTAAAATGCCAATTTTTAGAAAAGGCACTATTCAAGAAGATTTAGTAAATTTAGATAATAGTAAATTAATAAATAAAAAAGCAAGAAAAAATATAGAAGCTGTATTAGGTAAAACTAAAAACCCAATGCAGACTGTATTAAGTGGTACAACAAGATTATCTTTAATTACAAGACGTAATCAATTTTTTAACGAATTATTAGAACAATCAGATAGATTAGGTGCAGCTAGTTCTACAGGTAGAAAAATGTTTTACACTGCAGATGAAGTAATAGATGGTACAGCTGCGAGAGAATTAAATACAAGTAGATTTAGACAAATTAATTTAGACCCTTCTAAAAAATTAGAAGTAGGATCTACTAATCCACTTAATGGTATGTATGCAATTGATGAAATTGCAGATGCATTAGAAGAAACAAATAAAAATTTATTAGGTGAGGGTTTAACAAGTCAAATATATGCTGGTTTAGTTTTATATCCTAAAGCAACATCACAAATGGCAAAAACAATTTTATCACCAATTACACACATTCGTAACTTTGTGAGCGCTGGTGCCTTCGCAACTGCAAATGGTGTTATACCAGATCCAACAGCTATTAAATTTGCATATCAAGCACTACAAGCACCTTTACCTGGTATGAGAAAACAAAATGAACGATATAGAAAAATGTTACAGTTAGGTGTAACAAATTCTAACGTAAGACTTGGAGATTTAAGGAGCTTAATTGGTGACACTAATCTTGTAGAAAATGCAAGTACAATTGCACCTAGATGGTTAGCAAGATTTGCATCTAAAGCAAGAGGAGTTGGAGAAGATTTATATACAGCTGAAGATGATTTTTGGAAGATGGCTACGTTTTCTGTAGAGTCTAGAAGATTAGGTAGAGCTTATGAAAGAGCTGGAGTTAAAAGAACAATAGACGAAATTGAAGAAGAGGCAGCAGATATTGTAAGAAACAATGTGCCTAACTATGATTATGTATCTGAATTTGTAAAAGGTTTAAGAAAGTTACCGCTTGGAAATTTTGTATCGTTTCCTGCAGAAATTATGAGAACAGGTACAAACATTGCAAGACGTGCTTTAAAAGAAATTAATTATTCTACTGTTAATAACAAAGGTGAAACAGTAAAACCATTAGCAAGAATAGGGTATCAAAGATTAATAGGTATGGCTGCAACTACAGCAGCAATTCCTGCAGGAACAGTTGCAGCATTTAAAACAATACACAATGTAACTAACGAAGAAATGGAAGCGTTGAGAAGATATGTAGCTGATTGGTCTAAAAATTCTACACTGCTTCCTATTAGAGATAAAGAGACAGGTAAATTAGATAAGTATGTAGATTTTAGTCATGCTAATCCATATGATATTTTAATTAGACCTTTTCAAACTATTACTAACGCTGTTGCTTCAGGTAGAGAAGACGAAAACGGTATGATGGATGATTTTTTTAGAGGTATGTTTGATGCTGGTAAAGAAGTTGCATCACCATTTATTTCTGAATCTATTTGGACAGAAGCTATCTCTGATATTTTAATTAGAGGTGGTAGAACTAGAGAAGGTTTTGAAGTATTTAACGAACAAGATTCTGATGGTAACAAAGCGTATAAAATAATGGCACACTTGGTTAAATCACAAGCGCCACTATCTTATCCAACATTAAAAAGATTAAAAATATCATTAAAAAACAAAGATGATCCAGATAGTTTTGATCCACAAGGTAGACAGTTTCAATTTGGTGACGAGTTGTGGGGTTTTGTTGGTGCAAGAAATGTAAAAATAGATCCTGAAAGAACTTTTAAATATAAAACAGCAGACTTTGTTAGAGGTGCTAGAGATTCTAAAAGATTATTTACTAAAGAAGCATTACGAGGTGGTGTCGTTACACCAGAACAAATTACTGATGCTTATATAAATGCTAACAGAGCTTTGTTTGGTGTTAAAAAAGAATACAAACTAGATATAGATGCAGCAAGAACTTTAGAAATTAACGAAGAAAAATTATATGAATCATTACAAAGAGGTGCATCTAGAAGAGAAATAGGTGCATTAGAAGAAGGGATATTTAGACCATACGAAATTTCAAGAGAAATATATGGAACGATTGCAGAGAACGCTAGTAGATTAGGTGTAGCAGATCCTATGGAAGCAGCAACTCCTGTTATAGGTGCTATCTATGATATGCTGTCAATTGCACCATTATCTTTAGGAGAGTTTCCTGAATTTGAAAATCCATTTAGTATACCAACAGAAGAGCAACCGGTAACATCTAATATATCTGGATTAGCACAAGTTAATCCTCAGTTATTACAACCGCCTGTAACTTCTGTTAATACTCAAATTCCATATTCTCAAATGAATCTTGCGCAAAGAGCTGAGTATGATAAACTAATGAGAGGAATATAATTATGGAATACCCAGGAGTTAGATTAGGACAAAGAGGCGGATTGTATGATCTGTACCAATACTATTTAGGTGGCGGTGATCAAGCAACAGGCGACGAGGGTCCAGTAACAACAGTATCAATGCCAGTAACCACTGGTGGAGGTCAAACTAATTCTATGGGTGTTGATTTAAATAGAATTAGACAACCAACAGGATCACCTTTTAGAACAGATATTCCTAATGTCACAGATACTGGTGAAAAATTTTCTGATTTACCTACAACTGATCCAAGATATATGTCAGAGGCAGAACAAATTTTTTTACAAAACAGAGCTGACGCTGGAGCTTACGCTTATGATAGTCCAATGTATACTGGTGGTGCACCAGGAAACATAACTCAAACAGGGCCTGGAAGAGAATTTATATACGATAATACAGGTAAAAGTTATGACGATATGGCTATTATGACAGGAGTTGAAGATGGAGATCCAAGTCTTATAGCAAAGATTAGACAAGGTATTTTAGATAACCCTTTATTTGCAACAGCTGCTTCTTTTGCTAATCCTTTTGTAACAGCTGGTAGAGGTATTTTAGATGCTTTTGGTAATATGATTCCAATAAATGCTAGAGCAATTCAAGAAAAAGAAGGTTTAACACAAGGTTTAGCTATTGATGACATAGGTAGAGTAGCATTTCAAGATTTTGGTATTAGAGAGAATGGAACTTATGGTGCATTAAGTAGAGATGATCCAAGAAATATTTTTGCAGGTTTAAATTATAGCATGATTGATCAAGATACTATTGATAAAATGAAAGGTAGGATTAATAAATCAATTGCAAAAACAAAAGATCAGGGAAAAATAAATAATCTTAAAAAAAGATTAAGTATTATAGACGACGCTTGGAACACTAAACAAATGGCTGATTCGGAAGCAGAAAAAATAATAAGCAGAAGAGAATATCAAAGAAGAGAAGAGAAAAGAGCAAAAATTCAAAAAGATTTAGCAGCTGCAGGTTTCGGTGAATCAGGAGCTGTTGGAATAGATAGAGATCCACAGTTAGGAGATTCAATGGATTTTTCTATCCAAGACTATGATGATGCAGGAACTTACACACCACCTTCTGGTAGAGATCCTGCACCAAAATCAACACCTAAAAAATCTTTTGATCCAGGAGGAGGATACGTTGATCAAGGTGGTCAAGGAGAATTTGGTGGCAGTAGCGGAGGTGCTAGTTATTCTTCAGCAAAAGCAGGAACATCTGCTGGTAAATCCTCTTCAAAAGGAAGATCTGATGGTGGTTGGGGTTGGAAAGACGGTGGTTTAGTTCAAAGAAAACCTTACGGCGACGGAGGGATCGTAGATCTATTATAATGCCTAAAGAAAACGCACTACAAAGAATAGATTCTCATGAAAAACTTTGCAGGATAATGCAAAAACAAACCC